AAGCTGGATACCAAGCTGGTCAGTTCTAGGAGGTAAGGGATGCAATTAAGACCTTATCAACAGGAAGCACGGGAGGCTGTTCAAGCTGAATGGGCTAAAGGTCGCAAGCGCACGCTCTTAGTATTACCAACAGGATGCGGGAAGACAATCGTTTTTTCCAAAATCATTGAAGACCAAGTGAAAGAGGGCAAGCGTGTGCTTGTCCTTGCTCATAGGTCAGAGCTTTTAGAGCAGGCTAGCGATAAGCTAAAGACTGCGACCGGACTTGGCACAGCACTAGAGAAAGCTGAGAATACCTCTATCGGTTCTTGGTATCGGGTTGTAGTAGGATCAGTCCAGACCATGCAGAGAGAGAAACGACTTAGTCAATTTCCTCCCGATTGGTTCGATACAATTGTCGTCGACGAAGCCCATCACGCTATTTCGGACGGTTATCAGCGTGTCCTTGGTTATTTTGAACAGTCAAATGTACTAGGAGTAACTGCAACGCCTGACCGTGGAGATATGAAGAATCTTGGTTCTTACTTCGATAGCTTAGCTTATGAGTATTCGCTAGTCCAAGCTATCCAAGAAGGGTACTTATCGAAAATCAAGGCTTTAACAATTCCGCTCAGCTTGGATTTATCGAATGTCAGCATGTCGGCAGGCGATTTCAAGGCGAGCGATGTCGGAACGGCACTGGATCCATACCTGGAGCAGATAGCAGATGAAATGGCCAAGCAATGCGCAGACCGTAAGACAGTCGTATTCTTGCCACTGGTGAAGACATCGCAGAAGTTTCGAGATATTCTAAACGCAAAAGGTTTTCGCGCTGCTGAGGTAAATGGAGAGTCCAAGGATCGTGCAGAAGTCTTAGAAGACTTCGAGAATGACCGTTACAACGTGCTCTGTAACTCTATGCTCTTGACTGAAGGCTGGGATTGCCCATCAGTAGATTGCGTAGTTGTGCTAAGGCCTACCAAAGTGCGAGCGCTCTATTCTCAAATGGTGGGGCGTGGGACTCGCTTGCATCCAGGCAAGGAAGAATTGCTCTTGCTAGACTTCCTCTGGCACACCGAACGCCACGAGTTGTGTCGGCCAGCTCACTTAATCTGTGAGACTCCAGAAGTCGCTCAGAAAATGATTGAGAACATGGAAGAGCAAACTGGTGTAATGCTTGACCTCGAAGATATGGAAGTTAAGGCAACCGAGGACGTCGTCGCACAGCGTGAAGAGGCTTTGGCAAAACAATTGGAAGAAATGCGCAAGCGTAAACGCAAGCTAGTGGATCCATTGCAATTTGAAATGTCTATCCATGCTGAAGACTTGTCGAACTATGTGCCTAACTTCGGATGGGAGATGGCACCTGCTAGTGATAAGCAAATTAAAGCACTTGAGAAATACGGAATACTTCCTGACGAAATCGGCAACGCTGGAAAGGCTGCGTTGTATTTAGACAGATTGCACAAGCGACAATCGGAAGGTTTGACTACACCGAAGCAAATTCGATTTTTGGAAGGTCGTGGTTTCAAAGGTGTGGGCATGTGGCAATTTGACCAAGCGAAAAATATGATTGATCGTATCGCAGCAAACGGATGGCGATTGCCAGCAGGCGTGCGACCAGCTGAATATGTGCCGGGGTGATGTATGAAATCTCTTTTACGATATCCAGGTAGCAAGTGGAATCTTGCTGGTAGGATAGTAGAACTATTACCTGAACACAAAACCTACCTAGAACCCTATTTTGGTAGTGGTGCGGTATTGTTTACCAAAAAAACTAGCGCTATTGAGACAGTTAACGACCTAAATGATGATGTGGTTAATCTTTTTCAGGTGATACAACAGGAACCTGAAGCGCTGGCCGAAAAAATCTTTCTGACTCCTTACAGTAGAAGGATTTATGACAATGCTTGGGAAGTTCGGTCAGAGAATGAGATTGATAAAGCTCTGAATTTCATCATACGTTCTGTTATGAGCCACGGTTTTCGAAATATTGAAAAATCTGGTTGGAAAACGGATATTAACGGCAGAGAACGAGCTTACGCAGTCAAACATTGGAATGATCTGCCAGAGTTAATCCAAGAAATGACATTGCGATTAAAGCAGGTTCAGATTGAATGTCGGCCAGCCATTGAACTGATAGAGAAATATAGTCGGGAAGATGTCTGCATGTATGTAGACCCTCCCTACGTCCTTAGCACAAGGACGAGAAAGCAATATTCAGTAGAAATGGATGACCGTGACCACGAAGAACTATTAGAAATGTTGAATCAGTCCAAAGCTAACGTTCTTCTAAGCGGATATGATAGCGACTTGTATAATAAACGTTTGTTAAATTGGGAAAGGGTGGAGTTCTCGGCGACTGCAGAGAAAGGGCTACCGAGAACAGAAGTTCTTTGGATGAACTATCAACCAAAGAAGCAATTATTATTATTTTAAAGGAGAAAACAGTGGCAGAGAATGATTTTAATTTGTTGCCGTTGCTGGATTACATCAATCCTGCCACGGTAGACTACCAGACATGGATAAATGTGGGCATGGCCTTAAAACACGAAGGCTACACGGCATCTGACTGGGA